TTTTCGTCAGTCATTAGGTATCTCCGGCATCTTCATCCAGTGTGTAGGTTCGTCACCTTTTACTTGTGCCCATTGTGAACGCTCATTGGTACCTGAATAGTACCATTCTTTTTGTTGAGAGTACCATCTACCAAAACGAATCCACTTCTTCTCCTTATGACAAAGAAGATAATGGTAAGGGCTATCGTAAGGATAAGTTTCAATCGGATTCCACATTGTCTTCCTCAATCAGTTTGCGACAACGCTTATACCAGTCATTATGCTGCCACTTGACCTTATCGTGTGACATTTCATAATAATCATTGGCAATAAACTGAACCAACTTCTCATACTTTTGAAGACGCTTGATTTCTTTTTCTTTTTCCGAAACATAGATATCATGATTTAGTTGATCAATGCTCATTACATCACCTCATATTTGCCATCATCACAGGTATAGATTACTCGTTTCAAACCAAACTCTGCGATTGCTCTTTCACAACCAGCACAAGGCTTAGCCAAACCCCATACAAACTTTTTGGTGAATGGCTTTTCCTTCTTTACTCTTGTGATATAAATGTCACACTTGGAAAAGTCATCCACACCGATTTCACGGAGAGCATTCTTGATAGCGGCTACCTCAGCATGTAGGAAAATAGCGTGTTTATTCTTTCCGTATTTCGCTGCCATCGGATGGGATTTCATACTATTCATTCCGATGGAAACAATCCGATTGCGATAGACGATAGCAGCGGCCAACTTTTCCTGTGGATTAGGATTAGCAGCCGCTACCTTGGATAGGGTGTGAAGTATTCCGTTATTGATCGATTTCATGACGTATTATATCACATTTTGGTCATTTGTCAAGTCTTCATCTCGATATTGTTTCCACTTGCCCAAGGGACAATCAGAATGAGGAAACATTACCTTAATGCTCATTATACATCCACATTCTTTACATTTATCATTTTCATATCTATCACAAGTTCCACATATATCTATGCGCTCTTGTCCTATTCGTTTTCGTTCTGTCCAAATTGTCTTTAGTATTTGCATGATAAAAAGGGCAGGATTTCTCCTGCCCCTCCCTATTAACGTTGTATATGCATATGGTCAAAGTGACCTGCTACCTTCCAGAGAACCGTATAACCGGCTGCTCTGGCTCTCGCAGCGAGATTATCAAATCGATGTCTAGCACCTGAATTTGATGCCTCTCTAACACCACGACCTATGTTAATGTCGATTGCTCGACCAGCATAGTGCGCCCAACCATGATGAACAGGATGGACACCTCCAAAAGCAGGATGCTCTGACACACGGAAACCAGAATGCTGTAACATTCTACCATATGCAACAATTGATGCCGACGCAACAACGTTTCTTCCTCTACCTGCTGTATGGGTGTAGTGATGTCTAGAAGCAAGTCTAGCACGGCCATGAATACGTGGACTTACGTTCCAGTTTCCATTGTTCGTGCCTAGAATAGAGTCTAATAGATTGAACTCTCCTGCCTCTTGGTTTGAATATTGATTTCTTGCTTCGGCGGTACCGCCTAGAGCAAGTACCGTAATGAAAGCAAATAAAATCTTCTTCATAGTAGTACCTTTCTGTTATATACGGCCACGCACAATCACACGATAACGAAAGATTAAGGAAATGTGGGATTGATTTAGGAAGAACCTGACGAGGCCGTAGGAGTTGGTTGTCGGTGCTGGTACATCCGCAGACACCGACGGTAAACCACAGGGCATATGACACCCTGTGGAATACTATTTAGTGAAACATTATGTCGTTAATGTGACATTAGTTCTGGAAACTTGTCAGCACAAATAGATGCTGCCCATGCTTCTGGCTTTACCCTAGGCGTCACTCCTGTCATGCCCTTGATATAGCCAACTGCTTCACTGATTACGCAAGATGAACCATGCTTTAGATTTGGATTGATATCGATGTGAACCTCGCACTCTCGGTCACCGATGACTTCTTCTAAGTCAAGATAAAGTTGTGCTGCCTTCATCACCTCATTCATTAGACGGACTCTTGGCTTATCCTTCTTCTGGTCATAATCACGTTCAGTCGTGATTTCACCGAAGACCTTAGCGCCATGCTTACCGTCTTTATGAACTACCACAACAACCGCATAGTCAGCAAACCAAACACCACCACGACGATGACGCTCGGAGTCCGAACCAATGTAAATCTTTGTAGTAGCCGAAGAGTTTTCAATGAACTCTCTTACTTCATCCAAGTCTAGTCTCTTACGCATTTTAGTCTCTTTCTACATATCGCTCCCTAATCTTCTTGGGTGCGAAGAATTGATTGACTGTTTCTAACACTTTAGTTGTATCATATGGTTTACATGAGAAAACATCCATATAAAAATTGCCACTATCATCACAGAAATGTGCTGTGATATTGGATGTTTCGATCAACTGAATTAGTGTATAACCTTGCTTATCATCTTCACCAAAGTGAATGACTTGCGGTTCACCATATGCAACCATATCAATACGACTTACTAATGCTTTTGCAAAAGCGGCGATGTTCTTTGCATCGGTGATTAATTCTTTGTCCGCATCATAACAATCTAGTATAAGATGATAACCCCATGCCATTTAAATATCCTTTTGCTTGCCTGTTTGCTTCTCATAGGCATTCACAAGACCCTTGAGAGTGTCAGGATTATATACTACGTCCTTCATAGATGCAAGGATACAGGAATTGTCACCAGTCTGTGCTGTAATAATAATAGAAGTGCCTGCAATCCAAATAGTCTCAACCACATCATTATCATTTGTCATATTCAGGAGATGATAGAAACCTTTTTCATTCATCTTAGTCACTAGACCATCAGTCTTTTCACAGACTAACTTTTCTTCTGTCTTTGGTTCTGTTTTAGTTTCTGCCGTTGCCCATGTAATAGGAAGAGCAAGTAGACAACCGATAATAGCAGCAGTAATATATTTCATTTCATTCTCCAATAAGTGGTGCTGGTAGAGGGAATCGAACCCCCGTTTGATGCTTACGAGGCAACTGTAATGCCATTATACTATACCAGCGTTTTAATTTACCAACACCAATTACCATATACAGGACATGGACGACCACCTGTTACTGGAACAGGCACGGGCTGAGGAACAGGAACCGGAACGGGACGTTCAACAACTACTGGAGGCGCCTGAACAACAGCAACAGGTGGAGGACAAGGTGGACCAAAGATGCTATCTAGAATCGAGGTGAGAGGATCTAGATAACCGCAAGTGAATCCACCGTAAGAGTCATACCATGCCAAACTCGGACTAGTCATACCAAGAACAAGCGCAGAAACAATCACAAACTTTTTCATCACAAATCCTTTAGATTGATCATATTCTGATAAGACACCAATGGAGCGTCCGGTGATTTAGTCTTAGCTTTTAGTATATACTTTTTCACATGATCTGTCAAGAGACGATCAAAACCATCTTCAACATGAATACCTTCGGTAACAACTACATCATTGTAGTATTTGGCACCGAAGGTATTGAGGAACTTTGCAGTCGCCTCGTTTTTGCTTTTAGCATCGATGATCATGATTGCTCTGGTGTGACCTTCATCTGTAGCAACATGATCCATTGTTAGTGTATAATAGCACATTCTCTTCCTCGCTATTAATATTACCAACCGTAGTATGTCTGAGGATAATAATACGTAGGAGCGGGAGCAGCATAATATCCATACGCAGGATAGTATCCGCCATAATAACCGCCGTAATAGGGACGAGAACCAGCGACAATAGCACCACCAACAATAGCACCGGCAATGCCAGCACCGATGGCGGCACCTGGACCCCAGCCGCCGTAATAACCATACCCACCACGATACCAGGCACTAGCGGGAGAAATAGTAGCAAGAGAAATACCTAGAACTGTAAGAAGCGCAACAATCTTTTTCATTTTCGACTCCATAGAGAGAAGTGACCCCATTGCGGGGTCACCGTTGTAGGACTATTTATTACTTACGTGTAGTGAGTTCCACGATCCTCTGATTGACCTTCTGATTATCGATCTTGCCGAAATTAGATGGACGCTTTGGAGGAAGCGGTGCCTCAACATACTTGGTAATAGGCGGTGCGATAACATCGCCTGCATATGCTGTGCCACCAATTAGCATGGCAGCAATTGCGATTGAAATAGTTCTCATTTGTATTCCTTCCTAAAGTTAGCGAAGTTTCCGTGTGTGCTGCATTGCAACATACACATATTATATAGTATCTTTATGGAATGTCAAGAGAAATATTTGGAGCTGCGGAAGGGACTCGAACCCTCATTACCCTCGCTGAGAACGAGGTTTCCTAGGCCATTTAGAAGACCGCAGCATATTGGTGGACCTGGACGGAATCGAACCGCCGACATTCTGCTTGCAAAGCAGACGTTCTCCCCCTGAACTACAGGCCCTTATTTCAATTTCGATAACTTATCAATAATGGTTTCACCCTCAACAAGTTCGGTCAATCTTTTGACTTCAGAATGGCAGATTGCCCTAGATGGATCTTTCCAATCATACTCGTAACACAATCTAAGACGCTCTCGCCATTCTCTTAACTCTTTTGCTAACTCTTGCTTTTCCTTGAGGACTTTAAAATCTACTACTGACATGACTATATCTCCATCTTCCTCAAGGAGTATATAGTTAGTTCAATCTCTCAACGGAGACGCTGGAAGTTGATCCCATGCCAATAGCACGAGCAGCACCATAAGAAAGATCCAAACTCCGACCTCTAACAAAAGGTCCACGGTCATTAACTGTAACATTTACACAACCTCTATGACAAACTCTTAGCACTGTGCCGAATGGATATGTTCTATGTGCGGCTGTGTAGGCACGAGGATTGAAAAGTGCGCCCGAGGCGGTGTGTCTTGAAAGGTGTTCTCCATGCCCATAAAATGAAGCAACCATATGACCGCCTCCATGAGAAGAATGATTCCAATAAGAAACAAAATCAGCACTCCCGCCGTCGTTAACATCCTGTGGAACTGTGTGTCTTGCATGTCTACTCTTTCTCACTTTTGTTTGCTGAGGCGATTGACCGCCAAAGATACCACCGAAAAAATCGGTAACAGGATCAGCCATTGCCGAGGTTGTGAGTATGATGAATAGGGCTATAGTGGTAAATGCTTTGTTCATTCTGAATCCTCTTCTTCAAATAACTTAGGATTTTGTGCTTTGATTATAGGTTCAATCAAAGGAAGCAGTTCTTCTACCCATTTCTTCATCAAGGGATGATGATCGTCTTCCATAATTTCTCTTAGAGAAACTTTCACTTTGTTCATAATATACCTTTCTTGAATTGGATCTAGGACCAGGTTCCGCCCCTGGAACTCATGATTCAGAGTCATGCGTGATACTGTTTCACTATCCTAGAATAGTTCTACCTTTATACCATCCGTTCGGAATGATACTGGTTTTCTTTATCTTTTTATTTTCTTCACCATTAGTAATCCAACAAGTGCCATATTGACTATTCTTCTCGCCAGATTGTTTTTTGTGTCCTTTTAGATTTTCAATGAACGTATCTGAATGATGCTTTCCTTCGAAAGGATTTACATAGTTTTCTTTCTTACTACAATGTGTATCTTTGATTGTCTGTGAGAAATTTTCTCTCCATTCATTATCTTTCATTAATTCTAAAAACTTTTCTGTACCTTTTCTTAGATTTTGTTTCGCACTTATCAAATGTTTTTCTGTTAGATTGATACCGTTTGAGTTTATATAACCCCAACCACCTTGACCACCTGGGCAAATATTATATGTATCTTTTCTATTACAATAGTCTTCCGTTACTAACTCCGCTTCTTTGCGGTTCATTTCATTCTCAGAATCTAAAATGAAAAGTATTTCCTTACTGAAGTTTTCTATACCATACTTTTTGATAGAACGTATAAGTTGCTTGCCAGAACCCATGTAACCATCATTTACATCTTTTGTCTGATGTTTTCCAATATACTCTTTATTGTTTATCTTATTCGTTATCTTATAAATGGTATAAAACATAGCTAACCCCAAGTTTACTAATAGTCTTATTGACATTGCTATTTAGTAAACTTGGGTGCTTATGTTCGGGGACAAGGACTCGAACCCTGACAGCCAGAACCAAAATCTGGCGTTCTACCAATTAAACTATCCCCGAATAAAGATGGTGGACCGAATGGGATTCGAACCCATCTGACTAGTATTGCACCCGATCCTATACGGCATCTAGAGGAACCCAATCTTACACCAGCTAAGTGTTTATTGTCTCTAGGTAGAGAATATAGGATCTCGTCGGCCCGTATTTGGTGCGTGAGGATGGATTCGAACCACCAATGTTACCACAAAGGGAACGGATTTACAGTCCGTCGCAACACCACCGTCGTTGCCGCCCACGCATATTGGTTGTCCACTGAGGTTACGCTCCTCACGGCTACTGTCTTATCAGGACAGCCCCTTCACTAGCTGGGTCGTGGACAATAACTCTAAAACTCTTTACGAGTCTGGTTACACTCGAATACATAGAAACCAGCATCACGAAACGCATCGATGATCCGATGCCGATCTTCGAAGATACCCATAACACGATACTGAACATTGTCATGTAGAATTTTGTTTAGGATATCTAACTTGATCTTGTTGTCATCAGTTCGATCTTTTAGAGGACGCATATAAACATCTTCGGACTTGATTTCAGTCGCATGATGCTTATTCAACCACTCTAAAGTTTCGGCACGAAAACGCTCACACCGAGCGGTGATGATAACACACTTATGACCAGTAGCCACAAGA